TTATTTGACGACAAACATATTACAGAAGAACAAGCTAAACAGGAAGTTTTAGATATGTTTGGAGATGATTTAGAGTTTGGTGCAAAATCATTTACTTTTAAAGCAGGACGATTTGAAACTCCTTGGGTTAAAAATTGTATAGCTATTGGATTATCTGCTGGTTTTATTGAACCTTTAGAGGCTACATCTATTATGAATAGTATATATTCTATTAATCAGTTTTTACCTAATACTTTAGGAAATTCTCAACAAAATCAATTCTATATAGATCGATATAATAGTAATGTTACAAAATATCATGATGATACTCTTGATTTTATATATTTTCACTATATAACTAAACGTACTGATACTGAGTTTTGGTCTAAATTTACCGAAAATAACAAAATGCCAGAAAATGTTAAGAAGTTTATCGATATGTGTGAGTTAACTGTTCCTGATTCTCAATTTTTAAATGAAATAAGTACAGTTTATCAAGTAGGAAGTTGGCATTCGGTTGGTAAAGGTTTAAGAATTATTAAGCGGGATAAAGCATCTGAATTATACTCGGGAATGATGAGTGATATTAGACGTGAAGATATTTCTTCTCTTAGCAAATCGTTTTATGTTAACATGGCAGTTAATTTAGAAGCATTAGTAAATCATAGTGAATTATTAAAACACGTAAGAGAAAACTAATGGATTATGAAAAAATAACAAATGGTAAAATTGATGTTTTTAAAACAAAATTAGAAGGCATCAATAAAGAAGGTTTATTACAAGAAATATATACTGCTAAAAATTTTATATTTTTTGATCGAGAATATAATGATCCAAATCTAGGATTACCTGGTATTCAAATGAATAGTGATTTAATGACTGGTGATAATATAACAATGATCAGAAAAAAATCCGTAGATTCAAGTCTTGAACTATATAAACATTTATTTCCTAAAGAAAAAATATATAGTTCTTTAGTATCATCTTGGATATATCTTTCAACAGCTAGCAATCCAGTATCTGCATACCATGATCATATAATATTTTCTCAAAAAGAAATGGGTTTTGCAACAACTTATACTTGGATATATTATATTCAAACTCCCAACAATTGTGTAGGAGATGAAGGAAAAATATTCTTTAAAGAATCTAATGATTATACCACAGACGATTCTAATATATTGAAATTTTTTCCTGAAGAAGGATGTTTATATATGTGGGATTCAACTCTTCCTCATAGACCCGAATTAAATCCAAACTCCACATTAGATCGGGTAATTATTGCTGGTAATATGTGCTTAAATACAACACAACCATGATATACATAGCAACTTTTATTATATTTATTAGCGTATTATTTACATTAATTGGTCCTAAAAAAATATTAGAAAAAATTCTTATGTATTTTGATAAGAGTTATTGGACTGATTATAATATAATTGAATTATGTGCTTGGATGGCTAAAGCTATCATTATTATCCCAGGATTAATATTTGGTATAGAAATATGGTGGCTTCATTTTTTAACATTAGCCACATCTTCTGCTTTGATATGGGCTAGTATGAGAAAAAGTCTTCCTACACTCATTGTATTTAATACGATTTGGATTTGCATTTCATTAACAATAATAGTTAGACATTTAATAGCATGAGATTTATAGAAAATTTAATTCCTGAAGATTACAAGAATAGAATTAAAAGAACATTATTAAGTAATAGTTTTCATTGGTACTATCAGCACCCTTCATCAAATGGTTCTGTAGATCGTAGAGAATTATCATCTTATGATACTGGTTCTCTTCCCCCAGAAATAAATGATTTAGATGATGCTAGAAAAGCACAATATCTAAATTTTATAAATACACTACCTCCTTATTTTAATCATTTGTTATTTTCTAATGACAGTGTAGAATCTGAACATATAGAATTTGTAATGAGAATAATGAAAACATTTCAAGATACTCAGGATATAGTATGTTCAAGACTTGTAAAAGCAGAATGTGTCTTATTAACTAAAGATACATCTTCAATAGAAGATAACTATAGTACTCCTCGACCTGATTCTACTAACAGTTTACAAGAAAATATATATACATTAATATATTATGTTAATGATTCTGATGGAGATACTTATATATTTAATGAAATTTATAATCATGATAATCCATCTCCAGAATTAACCATTAATCATCAACAAACTCCTCAAGAAGGATGTGCTATTTTATTTGAAGGAGATAGATTTTATGCAGACGCAGCACCAAAAACAGGTGGTAATAGAGCTGTAATTCATATTATATTTGAAACAAATGAAGCGATTAGTTGGTAAAACATACTGTTATGATAATTTCATAACAGAAGAAGAACAAAAAATTCTTCGAAGTTATATTTTATCTATACAAGATGTAATGGGTCACGCTACATCTAATGGTTATAAATCTGAATATGATATGTTAATACGTCGAAGTGTTACAACAGTATCACTTGAAAGACATGGTGTAACACCTCATCCATTATTAGTAGATATTAGAAACAGAATTATTGAATTAGAAAACATACAGGATCCTATAATACATGATCCAGTATTAGGAGATTGGTTAGGAATGACTGATGAAGATTCTTTCGTAGAACCTCATACAGATTTAACCGATGGAAAATTTCTTGATTATAATGTACGTAGATATAATGTTATTGTTTCTATGCCTAATTCCGGAGGTCAACCTATATATGGAGATGATATATTAGATGTAGGAGAACGAGCATTATGGATGTGTGAAGCTTCTCTTGTAAAGCACTCAAGTGTTATAAATGAAGGATCTAGAATGAGATTAAATATTTCTTATGGATTCTATGTACCTAAACAGTTATATAATGTTAATCAGACCAATATTTGAAACTAATCCAAATTACGATCAAACCCGCCCGTATATAATTCCTAATTCATTTACATTAGAAGAATTAGATTGGATTCAAGATCTTTCAAATTCATATTCTTATACTGATGGAGTAATTAATAGCGATGATAATCCACTTAATGAAAGTATTAGAAAATCTCGAATTAAATGGATATCATACGATGATAATTCAGGATGGTTATATGATAAAATATACCCATTAATAATGGAAGCCAATAGTATATTATGGGGATTCTCTGTTGCTTCAATTGATGATTCTATACAATATACCGAATATTATGAAAATGGAGGTCATTATGATTGGCATATGGATATGGGAAGTTTTCCCAATAATAATAGAAAAATTAGTATAACAATACAACTTTCAAACCCAGATAATTATGAAGGTGGGGATTTTGAATTTTGGTTAAATGATACTCCTTGGAAAGCCCCTAAAGAACAAGGATTAGCTATATTATTTCCTAGTTATTTAATGCATCGTGTAACTCCTGTTACTAAAGGAACTAGAAAAAGTCTAGTTTTGTGGGTAGGAGGAACAACTTTTTACTAATTATAAATGGAATATAAACTAGTATTTCCTAGAGATCAATCAGTTGATCAAACTATGCATTATATTATTAATGATGCATTTAATGCTCAAGAATTAGAATGGATTAATAATCTACAAGCATTATACCCATCTCAAGAAGCAAATGTTATGGGGGATAATAATGGTATACGTAAATCAGAAATTAAATGGATGCATTCTGATGATAAATCGTTTTGGGTGTATGAAAAAATATGCCAATATATTGAAGAAGCAAATAATAAATTATGGAATTTTAATCTAAATTCAGTAATCGACTCAATTCAATATACAATTTATAATGAAGGTGGTGGGCATTATGATTGGCATATCGATATCGGACCTGGTTCAATAAATCACCGTAAAGTAAGCTGTACAATACAATTATCCGATCCAAATGAATATGAAGGTGGGGATTTAGAAATTTGGTCAGGTGGAGATTTTAAAACAATTGAACGTAAACAAGGATGTGCAATTTTATTTCCATCATTTTTAATGCATAGAGTAACTCCGATAACAAAAGGAACTAGACGTAGTTTAGTTTTATGGGTAGGTGGAAATTCTTATAAGTAACATAAAATTATTATATATTTATATACGAAAACAATTATAACAAAAATATGAAAACACAATCATTTAAATTATTTGAATTATTAAATTTAGAAGCTGAACTAGCAGGTGCAACAAATAATCAAACAGGTGAAAAAATCATCGAAGGATTATTAAATCAAAAACTACCAGTAGTAACTAAATATCATTTAAATAATTTAGTAGAAGTTTTAGCTACAGAAAAGAAAATAATCGATTCATTACGGGATGAATTAATTAAAAAGTATGGTAAGGAAGATGAAAAAGGAAATATCGGTATTTCGATGGTTATCGAAACAGGTGAATTAAACGATAAAGGCGAACCTATTAAAGATCTTAATCCAGCATATATTGAATTTAATGACGAATATGGTGAATTACTAAATCAAGAAAAAGAAATTAGTATTCCAACAATTAAATTATCTGATTTAGATAAAATCGAAACTAAAGATAACTATATTTTAATTTTTAAATATTTAATTGAACAACCATCAGTTGAAGAAGTAAAATAATGAATAAGTTTTTAGAAATTGCCAAATCATGGATTACAGCTGTAAATCCAAATGAACAACAACAATCAATAGCAGACCAACGTATTGCTGTATGTAATGAGTGTCCTTTTAAAAAATATAATGATATTGGAGATTTTTTCTATTGTGGTAGTTGTGGTTGCCCATTAAAAGGTAAAGTATATTCTCCCGTATATAAAGGATGCCCCGAAAATAAATGGCCTATATAAAATAAAATTATGATAAAAGCAACAAAATTAACAGAAGAAGAATTAGCAGAAGTAAAACAGCTTCAACAAGATTTTCAAATATTAACATATCAAATTGGAGAAATTTCACTACAACGTGAATTAGCTCAAAAACAACTTAAAAAATTAGATGATGAGTTTAATAATTTCATATCTAGTTTTGAAAAACTTCAAGAAAAAGAAGAAGAATTAATAAATAAGTTAAATACAACTTATCCAAATGCTAGTATAGATTTAGAAACAGGGGAGTTATCATAACTCCTCTTTCGTTTTATATATCCTACCATATATTTATTGTAGAAATACCCAAATTATAATCATTAAATAGCAATGGCAGAAAAAATTATATCACCTAATGTATTTATTAACGAAAGTGACAAATCATTAGTTTCAAGAGGACCTGTTACTACTGGGGCCGCAATCGTTGGACCAACGGTTAAAGGACGCCCATTAGTTCCAACAGTAGTTACTTCATATTCAGAATACGTTTCAGTTTTTGGCGAACAAATAAAATCAGGTAGCCAATATTACGAATATTTAACTTCATTAACTGCTAAAGAATACTTTTCAGGTGGTGGTAGTTCATTATTAGTAACTCGTATTATTTCAGGTTCAGCTTATAACACATACGCACAAGCATATGTTAACGTATCTGGTTCTACTACTTCATCATTAGCTAGTGCATCATTTACTTTAGAAGTTAAAAATTATGGTACTGAAGCTAACAATACTAGTTCAATTTCTGCTGCAGGTGCTTTAGATTCTGGATCTGCATCAAATGTTCGTTGGGAAGTAACAGATGCTGACTACACAAAAGGTACATTTACTTTAGTAGTTCGTAGTGGTGATGATACAACATCAAATAAAAATATTTTAGAAACATGGGCTAATTTGTCATTAGATCCTCAACAGCCTAATTTTATTTCTCGCCAAATTGGTGATGAAAAAGAAGTATATGTAGCTGCTGCTGGTTCTGAAGCTGCTTATGTACAAATAACTGGATCATTTGCTGGTGGTTCTAGATATGTTCGTGTAGCCTCAGTTTCTGCATTGCATATTGATTCATTCAATAACGACGGTGCATTTAAATCTGCTACTTATTCAGGTTCATTACCTGCTATAGGTTCAGGTTCATTTGGTGGTACATTTGCAGGTGGTGTTGCTGCTACTAATTTAGGTGGTGCTAAGTTTTTTGAAGAAATAACTACATCAGCAACAAATACTCAAGGATTTATTGATACTGATTATACAAAAGCATTAAATTTACTTTCAAATAAAGACGAATACGATTTTAATCTATTATTAACTCCAGGCTTATTTTTAGGTGCTAATGAGGCTATTTCAAGTAATGGTGTAATTTCAACAGCTGAAAGTCGTGGTGATGCATTTGCTATTGCTGATTTAGTTGCTTATGGAGATAATAAATCTAATGCAATATCAGCAGCAGCTGGTTCAACTTCAAATTATGGTGCTGGATATTGGCCGTGGGTTCAAACATTTAGTGCTAATTTAGGCCGCCCAGTATGGGTTCCACCATCAGTAGTAATGGCAGGTGTATATGCATTTAACGATGCAGTAGGTGCTGAATGGTTTGCTCCAGCAGGTTTAAATCGTGGAGGAATTGGATCTGTAATACGTGCTGAAAAACGTTTATCAGCTGATGATCGTGATGCTTTATATGCAGCAAATGTTAATCCATTAGCAACATTCCCAGGTGAAGGTGTTGTAGCATTTGGTCAGAAAACATTCCAAAAACGCGCTACATCATTAGATCGTATTAATGTTCGCCGTTTATTAATTAACTTAAAACGCTACGTATCTTCAGTTTCTCGTCAATTAGTATTTGAACAAAACTCAACGATAACTCGTAATCGTTTCTTATCAGTAGTTAATCCGTATATGGAACAAGTTGTTTCACGTCAAGGATTATTTGCTTATAAAGTAATAATGGATGAAACAAATAACACAGCAGATGTAATTGATCGTAATCAATTAATTGGTCAGATTTATGTTCAACCTACTAAAACTGCTGAATTTATTGTCTTGGATTTCACACTCCAACCAACAGGAGCTACTTTCCCAGTATAATAAAAAACTTAAATAATTGATATTTATAATAAACAATATATAACAAATGGCAGTATTAGATCCTTCAGAAATTATGTTCACCGCTTTTGAACCAAAAGTTCAAAACCGTTTCATAATGTATATAGATGGTATCCCATCATATTTAGTAAAATCAGTAGCTTCTCCATCTTTTGATGCTGGTGAAATCGTTTTAGATCATATTAACACTTACCGCAAAGTAAAAGGTAAAGTAAGATGGAATAATATGGGAATGACGTTATACGATCCAGTAACACCTTCAGGTGCTCAATCAATTATGGAATGGGCTCGTTTAGCTCACGAATCAGTAACAGGACGTGATGGTTACTCAGATTTTTATAAAAAAGATTTAGTAATGAACGTATTAGGACCAGTTGGTGATGTTGTTTCAGAATGGATCATTAAGGGTGCTTACGCTAAAACTGCTAACTTTGGAGCATATGATTGGTCAAATGAAGCTGCCGTATCAATTGACCTAGAAATTGCAATGGATTATTGCGTATTGAATTACTAAGAATTAGATTGTGAATATTTTAAAAACCTCTTTACATTTTGTCGAGGGGTTTTTTATTTTATATATTTATATACGCACAATAAAATTGTTATATGGAATCAAAATTTAAATTACCTACCGAAACGGTAACTCTCCCATCTAAAGGTTTATTATATCCTAAAGAAAACCCACTATCTGCGGGTGAAATTGAAATGTCATATATGTCTGCAAAGCATGAAGATATTTTAACTAATTCAAATTATATCAAAAACGGAACTGTTATTGATAAATTGCTTCAAGCATTAATTGTTACACCAATTAATTTTAATGATTTATTAGTTGGAGATAAAAACGCCTTATTATTTGCTGCCCGTATTTTAGGATATGGTAAAGATTACCCAATTCAATTTTACAATACATCTACTAAGCAATTAGATGATTACACAGTTGACTTAACTTCATTAGAAGAAAAAACATTTGATGAATCGTTAATTACTCCAGGTGTAAACGAATTTACATTTACATTACCCCAATCTAAAAATTTAATTACTTTTAAGTTATTAACACATGGTGATGAAAAAAGTATTGAACAAGAATTAAAAGGATTAAAGAAAATTCATCCAAACGATTCATTTGATGTAACTACTCGTTTTAAATATATAATAACATCAGTTGAGGGTCTACGCGATAAAAAAGATATCCGTGAGTTCGTTGATACTGCTTTGACTGCGCAAGATTCCCGTTCATTACGCGAGTATTATTCAAAAATATCACCCGATGTTAATACAACAATTACAATTGATAAAGATGGGTACACACAGGAGGGTGTAGACGTACCTATTGGTATTAACTTTTTTTGGCCTAACCCAGGAGCATAGAGTAGCTGTATTTACCCAAATCCATGAAATAGTATATCATGGGAACGGAGGTTATACTTGGAATGATGTTTATAATATGCCTATATGGCTCCGTCGATTTACATTTCGTAAAATTCAGGAATATATTGATAAACAAAATGAAGAAATGGAAAAACGACAACAGTCAAGATCCAATACAACTAAAGTAGATATAGCAAAACCTGCAATTCAACCTGATTATTCATTTAAAGCACCTAAAAAATAGGTGCTTTTTATATTTATATTATATAATAAAATCCTAGTATGGCTGAAACCCCAGAAGAGTCCAGAGAGCGAATTAAAGAAAGTGCTCAATCAATGGAAGCAACTTTTAAATCAGTTGCTAATGATATTAATGAAATATTCAGAAATGTATCATCTCAAACTGATGGTATGGCTAAAGCTTTTGGAAGAGATGTTCAAAAACAACTTCTTCAAATGGTTAGTTCTACTGATATATTAGTAGAAAATCAGGTTAAAATGGCTAACGGTGCTTTAAAATCAAAAGACATAGCCAAACAAATATTAGATGCTGAGATTAAGCAAGAAATATATACTAAAAGAATAGGAAACTTAATGCGGGAACGACCGCAATTAGCTGAGCGTTTAAGAAGACAACTAGAAGATGTAAATGCAACTAACCAAGAAATTACTACAGAGTTAAAATCCCAACTTGCTGTATTAGAAGCACAAGAAGAATTAGAAAAGAATAAATCAGGAATAGATGATACACTTCCAGGTATTTCAAAATTCGAAAAGGGTTTTAATAAAGCTAAAGACAATGCTAAAGAATTAACTAAGAGTTTACTTGATGGAAAAGGGATACCTGATAAAATGGCATCTGGCATCAAATCATTTGGTGCTGCCGCTATATCATTTTTAATAGAGGCTGGTTTTAAAGCTGATACACAAACAACCACACTAGCTAAAAATCTTACTCAAACTAAAGGACAAGCAGAAGCTACTCGTGATGGGTTAGCGGATATGGCTAGAGAAAGTGACAATGTTTTTATTACTACTGGAAAATTAGTTGAATCAACTGTAAAATTAGGACAACAATTAGGAGTAGCTAAAACATTTTCAGCCGACTTAACTAAAGAATTTACTACATTAACTAATCAAGTAGGTTTATCTGAAGAAGCAGCTGGTGGTTTAGCTAAAATGACAGTAGCTAGTGGAAAAAATGCTCGTACAGTAACTACAGAAGCATTAGGAGCTGCACAAGCTTTACAATCACAAGCAGGTATTCAATTAGACAATAAAGAAATATTAGAAGAAGTAGGTAAAGTATCAGGTCAGCTACTTGCTAATTTTAAAGGAAATCCAACTGAAATTGCTAAAGCAGTTACCCAAACCAAATTATTAGGTACAACATTAGAACAAACATCGAAACAATCATCAGCATTACTTGATTTTCAATCATCAATTGAAAATGAATTAAGTGCTGAATTATTTACTGGTCAACAATTAAATTTAGAACGTGCTAGAGCATTAGCTTTAGCCGGTGACCAAGCTGGTGTTGCTAAGGAATTAGCAAACCAAAACATGGACTTTAACAAATTTAGTAAATTGAATGTGCTAGCACAAAAAGAATTTGCTGAAGGAGTAGGATTAAGTGCTGATGAACTATCAGATCAATTATTAAAACAACAATATTTAGGCAAATCTAAAGAAGAAGTAGCAGCTTTAGCAGGAGAGGAAGTAGCTGCACGTTTAGAAGCTATGACCGCTCAAGATAAATTCAATGCTGCTGTAGAAAAATTAAAAGATATATTTGTTTCATTAGTTGATGGACCTGTAGGTCAATTACTTAACTTAGTAGCTGATTTATTTAC